GCACTTACGCAGGCATCGGATACACCTATGATGCGGTGAACGATGTATTCGTCGCACCGACAGTTGAGACCGACGATGATTGAGTGTCTGTGGTGCGGCGTCACCGTGAGACACAATCCACGCCAGATTGAGGGATGTGGTTGCGACCCTGACAGCCCGACCTGGGTTTATGTAGAACCGAACGGTGCGGTAAAGTCATTTAGTCAAGCACAATGGAGAACAACAGATGAAACTCAATAACAAGCAGAAAGCCGCACTTGCGTCGTATGGCCGTAGCGTTATCGCCGCGGTTCTTGCGGTGGTGGCCACGGGTAACTACGCTCCTGATGACCTGGGTAAAGCGGCGCTGGCCGCGGCGTTACCACCGCTTCTACGGTGGGCGAACAAGAACGACGCATCATTCGGGCGCGGTTCCTGAACCGCTAACCAGGTGGATATGTGGCCATGTTGCCTGTTGTACGCGTTATCCTGCCGAATGACTTGAAAGGCGTTACGCCTGGCGAGTTGCCGCCACGGTTATTGAGAGAAGTGAAACCGTATGGTTGGCTACATTACCTAGCCGCTGACGCGTACCATGCGTTGCGTTCCGCCGCTGTATCCGATGGGATACGCCCGTTCAAACCTACTTCCGCTGGAGACACTTACCGTTCTCTGGCGATGCAACGCGCTGGGTTCTTGGCGCGCTATCAGAAGGAGCCGATTCCTGGTGCTTCTACGCGTACCTGGGGTGGCGTCAAATGGTATCTGAAAAAGGGTTACGCGCCGATGGCGGCACCTGGTTCAAGTAATCACAACTTGGGGATTGCTGTAGATATCTGGTATGCGTCTGGTGACCGCCTGGCGTGGATGTTGAAGAACTGTGCGCGTTTCGGTTGGTCGTGGGAACTTCAGTCTGAGCCGTGGCATATCCGTTATGTGGCTGGGGATAGCGTTCCTGAAGCCGTGAAGGCGTGGAAGGAAGCAAATGGATAACGGGATAGCGATGGTTGTGGTGGCCACGATTACGGCGGTTGGTGGTGTGGTGGTGGCGATGGTACATTCCGCCCGTAAGGAGAATCGTAAAGACCATGCGCTGGTCGCAGACAACTTGGTTCGTTTGACGCATATTGCCTTACGGACCGAGGGAAAGGTTGATACTGTAAAAGAGGAACTTCACGGTCACCTTGATTGGCATAAGGGAGAAGACAATGGGAGAACTCGGCGAACAGTTACGCAGTGAAGCCAGGTTGCCGTTCAATACCTTCCGCGTTGATGAGATTCTGGCTCAGTTGAATGATGAAGACAAGAAGGATTTGCTGGATGCCATTCAAGATAGAAGGATTACTATCGCGGCGATAGTTCGGGTTTTACGGCGTAATGGCCATCTGGTGAGTGAGAACGCGGTCAGAAACTACCGCAGGGTTCAGTATGGGATTGAATGAAGAGTTCGCGGAAGAAACGCGAAATGAAGATAAGCGCCTGCGCCGTGAGCGTGACACGGCAATCCACCGTGCTGAAGAACTACAGAAGCAACTAACGGCGGCGAACCGTGCTTTGACGGTTATTGACCGTAGTGAACAGTTAGATTTGGAACCGCCACGCTGGTTATCACCAGAAGCACCGAAGAAGAAGGCGGCCACGGTGGTCGCGATGTTGTCGGATACGCACTTTGATGAAGTGGTGCTACCAGAAGAAGTGGATTTCTTGAATTGTTACAATCGTGAGATTGCGGTCAAACGGCTGGAAGCCTGGTCGCGTGGACTGGTGAAGATGTCGCGCCACTATCTCGCTGGAATGAAGTATGACGGTTGCGTGTTGATTCTTGGTGGTGACATATTTTCGGGTGACATCCATGAGGAACTAGCGGAGACCAACGAAGACACGATGATTGGTTCACTCTTGTTCTGGAGTGAGCAGATAGCGGCGGCAATAACAATGTTGGTAACCGAGTTCGGGAAAGTTCATGTCGCGTCGGTGGTCGGTAACCACGGGCGCACCAGCAGGAAGCCGCGCATGAAACTGCGTGCGAAGACGAACTTTGATTGGTTGTTGGCGAAGATGGTTCAACGCCACTTCGCGGCGGATAAGCGTGTCACATTCGTGATACCTGAAGGCGCTGACGCGTTCTTCCATGTGTATGAACATGGGCAACTGATTACGCACGGTGACCAGGCCACGGGCGGCGCTGGTATTGGCGGTATTTATCCGCCGATTATGCGGCTACGCGCACGGAAGGCGCAACGGTATCTCGCGACAGGCCAGAACTTCAGCACACTTTGGATGGGGCATTGGCATCAGTATCTTCCTTCACCGTCGCTGATAGTGAACGGGAGCATGAAGGGTTTAGATGAGTACGCGTTCATAAATAACTTTGGCCATGAAGTGCCGCAACAAGCGATGGCAATCATTACCCCTGAACATGGCATTACGGTACAAGCGCCTATCTTTTGCCAGAACCGTAAGCGAGAAGGCTGGTAGTTGTGTGTCGCTGTCGGTTTCAACGGTGGGTCACCACTTGCGAAGGCGCAGATGAAGATGATGATGGCTGACCACGCGAAGGTTCTAATCATCTGGCTGGATGCTCACGCGGCCAGCGACGGATGGACAGCGGCAGATGACATGGATAAGGAACCGTGTCGTGTTAGCACCCTGGGTTGGCTGATTCCAGAAGCGAAGGAAGGCTATGTGACGGTGGCGCAAAGCATCGCACTAGACGGTGAGTGTTACCATTTGTTTTGCGTTCCTGTGGGCATGGTGGAATCGCTAACCGTCTTGTGAAAGATGGTGACCACTTCATTCAATGGTTGCGCCGCAACAAGAAAGTGGGTAGGTTGTTGTCGCGCGGCGTTCCCTTCTCCGCCGTGTGGGGTGGCCAGCGGCGTTCTCCTCCTTTGGCGTCGCTGGCACCTCGCCATCTGGCTTGCGAATATTCCTTCTGATTGACGCCACTTCGTAACACCCCTGAGCCATGATGAACCAGGTGGTAATTCCGCCACCACAAAGGAGACATTATGAAACTAATAGAGAAGCCTGAACACGGCAGTCTGGAGTGGTTGCTGAAACGCCACCGCGACGGAGAAGGCCGCGTCGTGTTCGGTGCGTCGGAAGCGCCTGCGTTGATGGGACAATCCCCCTGGTTGTCGCGTCCACAACTGTTCGCCGCGAAGGTAACCGAACCGACAGTCGGTAAGGAGACTGCGGCGTTCCGCCGTGGCAACCTGATTGAACCCGTACTCGTAGCAGAGGCTGGCGTGGTGCTCGGTATCCCGACAATCAAGACACCGCCGTTCATGTATCAGCGTGACCGCTGGATTATCTCGCTTGACGGGGTAGATGACTCGTTCACACCATCCGTGGTGATTGAAGCGAAGACAACCAGCCGCCACCGTGTACGAGATGCGGAAGACCTACCAAACGAATGGTTGTGGCAAGCCTGGGCGCAACGCCTGGTCACGGGTGCGGATGTCTGGTTCTCGGTACTTGATTCCGAGCAGAACATCACCGTTGTCCAATGTCCAGAGAACCCGCAAGCGCTGGAATCTCTTGCGGAAGAAGCGGCCAGGTTCGCGGAAGCGATTGAAGCCAACGAACCGCCAGCAGACTTCGCGGAAGCCGTGATTGACGCGGATACCGTCGCGCAGATATGGCGCGCCAAACCAACCGAGATTGAAGTGCCTGAATCCGATATGTATTGGCTTCAGCAGATGGTTCACGCGAAGGAACTGATTGCGGAAGGTGAAGCAATCAAGAAGAACGCGGAAGACCACATCGCGATGCTCTTGAAGGAGAACGAGGTCGGCACTTATCAGGGTGTCAAAGTGGTTTCCTGGAAGGAACAGGCTGGCCGCAGTTCGCTGGACACAAAGGCGTTACGCGAAGCGCATCCTGACATCGTGGCGCAGTTTGAGCGCCAGGGGAAGCCGTTCCGCGTTATGCGTACCCACAAGATTGCGAGCCCAACAGCATGATGTGCTTCTTCAGCATTGATGGCGCGTTCGGTTCGGCGGAACCACGCGACCTACTCATCATTGACTGTTCCATGTTCACCGAAGAAGATTGGAACGAGGTACAGGATTCAACGGATTCACGCCGCTTAGAAACGGCGTGGAGAATCGCGTCATCATATGGCGCGGTGGAATACCAACCAACCAACACAGAGGAGAAATAGCAATGTCATTTGACCTACAGGGATATGTGGATGTGGCTGAACGCATCCGCATGTTCAGAGAGAAGTATCCGAATGGTTCACTACAGCCACTAGACCACAACAAACCGTATGATGTGATTACGGTTGGTGAACGCTCGTTCGTCGTGTATGTGGCCGCCGCGTACCGCACCGCTGATGACCAGCGGCCAGGTGTCGGTATGGCGTGGGAACCGTTCCCTGGTAAGACCCCGTACACGCGTGATTCGGAACTGATGAACGCTGAGACATCCGCGTGGGGTCGCGCCATCATCGCGGCGCTGGCTTCTGATACGCAGAAGATTGCGTCAGCGGAAGAGGTGCGTAACCGCCAAACGCCACAGCAAGATGCCGATGTGATACCGATGCCCACCACGGGTCTCGCCACACCACGGTCTTACCAGCACGACAGGCCATCAACTCCGCGTTCGCGTGAAGAAATGATTGCGGCATCTGAACGGAAGTCACAGTCACTCAAGGCCAGCGCCACTTCCCCGAATCCGAGTGAAGCGCAGGTCAAACTGCTTCAGAAACTCGCGAAGGAACGCAAACTTGACTTGATTGAGTTTGCCAGCAAGGAAACGATGCGCGCCATTACGGATGTGACCGCGCTTACCAAGAAGGAAGCATCTAGCCTGATAACGGCGCTGATGAACATGAAGGGTGTGTCGTGAACGAAACATACCTTTACGCGAGCGGCCAACATCCACGCGACCTTGAAACCGAACTGACCTACGAGGTTCAGTCACGCAAGCCAGGTGGCAAGTATGTGACCAGGGTTTCCACGAAGCGCCGACTACAAGCGTACTTCTGGTACACATCCCTGAACATCGGTTACGGCCACGCGAAACGCTTGCTTTGCGATGGCGTGGTGATGGAACGAGCGCAGTCATGAAGCACTATTGGTTGCGTTGCCACAATGAAGGCAGGAAGTGGATTCACACATTCCATGCGGATAGTGACCGTGAAGCGATTGACATCGGCGCGAAGAAGATACATAAACTCGCGCACCAGAACCAGGCTGGCCTCAGCGACTTTGAGCGTAAGCAGGTGGGCGATTGGTACAACGGCATCGTGGAGTTGATAAACGAGGTGGGCGTGGTAATCGCTGAGATGGCGGTGCGTGATGGCCGTTGAACTACCGTACGCAGGTACGGAAGGGTTTGTCGGGCGACCAGCCAGCGCGGAACGCGCCAGGCGCAACGCCCAAGACGGCACTTCCCACGACAGGCAACATAAGGTGCTTCGGTATCTAGAGGAACACCCTGGCGGATTGACCTGGGTTGAACTAGGTGAAGTGTTACGCCTACACCACGGCCAGGTATCTTCCACGCTGTCGGTGCTTCACCAGGCAGGGAAGGTATTTCAGTTACGGTTGAAGCGTGGCCGCTCACATCCGTATGTTCACGCGCAACACCGCTACCTCTACATCGCAGATGAACGGTATGACCAACCGACACGCACCAACGCATCCATGCTTCAGGAGCGGATTGACATGGCGGAAGCGGTGTTAGAAGTCGCGCTTGACCACTGTGAGAACAGGGGTGCGCCCATCGCTTATCCAGAAGCGCGGTTTATACGGGCGGCATTGGGCGCGCTGAGGGGTGAAGGTGCGTAGGCATTGGCGCGACGATGCGGCGTGTCGTGGCCTACCGATGGAATGGTTCTTTCCTGAGAAACCGAATGGTGATACTTCGTATGACCAGGGGAAGCGCGTCTGTGCGACCTGCCGTGTAACTGAACAATGTTTGGCGCTGGCTACCGACTTCGTTGCTACGGGCGATAGGTACGGGTTATTCGGTGGGCGAACGCCAGCAGAACGCAGGTTCGCGCGCCGCGTGGTAATCAACAATGCGTTGTGGCAAGGGAAATCATGGTGAAAGGGGATTGTGATGGAAGAACGGAAAGGCGAATGCCAGGGTGACGCTGAGCGTTGCTCGCTGGGTAAGAAGTGTCCTGTCTTTGGGTTATTGGGGAAGCCTGGGCGCGACGGTAAGCGGCGCGTCCGTGGATGTGGTGACCCACGCGCCAGGGGGAAGCGTAATCGCGCGAAGGGAGACAGCAAGGCGCGCCGCGCACGAAAGAAGTTGGGTATTACGGGCGCGAACACGCGCCACGAAGAACATTGGGGTGGCCACCTACGGATGGAAGTGAAGGCTGGCGCGCAGGTTCAGCCGATAGCAACCAGGTTCCATCAGGCGGAGAAGCAGTCCGCGCAGGCGAAAGCCATTGGGGATATCCGCCCGTTCGTGATGGTGGCGATGCCTGATGATACGCAGGATGGGATTGTGTTGATGCGGCTGTCGCAGTTCGCGTTGCTGTTCGGCGGCCAGGAATGAGCATCAGGATTATGGCAATCGTTTGGGCGAGCAGTCCGTACCGTGGTGAGGCGTTGCTACTTCATCTGGCGCTTGCTGATTTCGCTAACGATGAGGGTAAGTGTTGGCCATCGCAGAAGACGCTCGCGAAGAAGGCGCGGTGTTCGGAGAACTATGTGCGCGTGGCCATAAAGAAGATGATTACCGATGGCTTGGTGGAAATAACTGAAC